ATCGTGCATCTTTAACAAATATGCTCTGGCATCGTTATTCACTTTTTCTTCTACCAGTTTGGCAAAAGCTACAAGTGCCTCTGAATAAATGCCATCAAGATGTGGACGCATACCAATCAATTTGCATTCTTGTGCCATCTCAATGATTTCATCTTGTGTCATGCTTGTCCCTCATAAATAGGAGGCATACCTTGCTTAGCAGCAAGCTCTTGCCAAGCTTCTTCCTCGGCATCTTCTATTTGTTTCTTACGATTGCCAGTGCTACGTTTAACGCAGCTTTCTTTGCAGTTATGCAAACAGAGTTGAGTGTGTGGGTAAGTACAGTCTTGGGAGTCTTTCATTTATCTCTTCCTACAGAGTAACGTTTAATCATCCTTACAACAGTTTCTTGAGTGTAGAACCTGTGGCTGTTATAGCATTCCCTGATCCTAGTAACATTGTTGTCCTCTGATCTGGTTGCTTTTACAAATGTTGTTGCTCCACATTTAAAACACTTCATACCTGAAAGGTGTGTAGCGTTTACTTTAGACATTCTTTTGATTCTTCTTTACGACTCACTTGTTTTTTGAGCAACCAGTTGTCGCCCAAAATACGCAAGGCTTTTACCCACTGACGTTGGTTATATCGGTTGGTGCTTGCAGGTACGTAATCAACGTTGTACATCTTCCTTACAGCAGTTAGAGCTTGTATGTTCATGTTTTGTCTCCTAGTCCTTTAGATTTGTGTTTTAAAAAGTCTTGACTGCCAGGGCGCAGTGGTTGAACCTTATCTCCATAACCAAGCGTATAGACACCTCTTTCAAAAATGTTGTTAATAGGGTAAGTACCAATCTCAAAAGATTCCTCAGTTACCTCTTTAATATCTTTAAAGTAGTGCAACGGAGTCTTTATGTTTTTACCTTGACCCAACTGTTCTTCTTGTTTCCACTTCTTTTGCATCTCGTTAATTAACCTCCTGTTTTGATCTGCTGCTTCTGAAGAAATCTTCATAAGTACTCCATAATAAATTCTTGCCAATGCTTTGTGTCTGAGAACACACAAGCTTTAAGGCCGTGCTTAGCTGCCCAATCCAAGTAAGTTGTATTGCTCTTCTTAGACAGTCCCTGGTTGCGTTGAAGCACATACAGAATGGTAATTTCTGGGTGTTGTTCTTTGATAAGCACTGCTTTCTTTCTGTCAGTTCCTGTCCATAGACCTTTAGTTTCTATGTACACGTTATTAATAACAGTGAAGTCTGGTGTGTAGGTGTGGTTGCTTGCGGGTATTACGTACTTAATCTTGTCTTGTTCGTACCCTAGCTTCCACCCCTTTGCTTCGCAAGCAGCTTGGAATTTAACTTCTAAGCCGCTGCGATACCCTGAAGGGTTGTGGTGTTTAGGTCTTGGCATTGTTCTTGGTACTTAATTCTATGATCTCTTCTTCACGGTCTTTAATAGTGATACAAAGCTGCTTTATATAGACCTCTAACAAACCTACTCGGTAAGCTAAACGATCTTCTGCTACTCCATCTCTATACATGACATCGCTTGTTTGTTTTGCGTTAGCAATGAGGTAGTCTGCATTCATTGTTGTTCCTGTTCGTTTACTGCACTCATTCCACCATCAAGATCGATATTGATGTTCTCTTCATTTTCCTCGCCTTGGGGCGAGTCGGTTGTTGTTGTTCCCACCTGCGGTGGCTCCCAACTGTCGTTGGGTTTCTGCCAGATGTATAACAGTTTCATGTTGAGATGGAAGCGTTCATCATCGTTATAGAGTTCACGGCATTTGTCATACCACTCTTCAGGCAACAACTCTGCTAAAGCTTGTGCTGCCTTTACTGGACCAATGCCAGTTACACCAATGATGTTATCGCTCCTGTCACCTATAAGACTCTGCAAATAAAGGAACTTCAAACCTTGATCTGGAGTAACTTCTTGGGTAACCTTCTTTACAAAGTTATAGTGTTTTCCTGGTATCTGTAGCAAGTCCTTGTCTATGCTACAAATTACAGTAGTCCCACCTACCTTGTCTTGTTGGACACCCATTTCATCATCTGCTTCATAGCCATCACACATCTGAGCTTTGTGGTGTGTTACTAGGAACTCTCGCACAGCTTGCCAGTGTGCCGGTCTTTCATCAGGTCGGTTAGCTTTGTAGCTAGGAGCAATCTCTCTTCGGAAATTGCCTGTGCCTGTTAGGTACACGCTGTAAGACGTAGCTTTTGTGTCTTCAAGAATGTCTTGAATCATCTGGTCAGCCCTTGCTAGGGCTACCCACTGTTCTTCTTTCTCTGCTGACGCAGCACCACGATAAACAACTATGTCCCCATCAATCAGTGCTCTCATCTACATCCTCCTCTTCCACATGGATATTAAGAACTCTTGCACCATCAAACATTTCAATGACTTCAAATTTAACTGCTGCATTGTTTAGCAGTTCGTATAGTTCCATAGGTGTCATTTGTTCTCCGCAATTTTTAGTAAATGTCCTACAGCATCAGAGTACGAGACTTTAAAACCAAGTTGTTCAGACAACTTAGTTCTCATAGCATTTATTTTTTGAATCACATTCTGGTCTAGACCTACAGATTTATAGATGTAGGTTGGTTTTATTGTTTTAATTTTTGGTACTACTGGTGCAACTACTTTTTTAGGACGACCACGACCACGTTTAACTTGGACAACTTCTTTCATGCTAACTCCTGAGATTGATTAAAAAAAGGGGGCTTCGATTTGGTTTTCAACTAGATGTATAGGAAAGCCAGAAAACTATACATGTCAACATCCTCGAATGCTGGCTTAACAGCCCCCACAAAGTTACGACAACTGCAACTCTACATGTCCTGTATCTTCATCTTCCTTCATAGCTTCTGCCATGTCAAGATCACCTGCCGTGTAAGCTTCGAACTTACGAGCAAACTGAATAACAAGGTCAAGCGTAGAAGCTTCCAAATCAAATGGCTTGCCCCCACGAGCAGCAATATAGATGTCAGTAGCCCTAGCAAGAGCGTTCTGACGAACAATAGCTCTATCACCATGAAGAGGAGGTACAGGAAAAACTTTGTCTTTGTAACCACTATAAGCTGCCTTTGGAACTGCTACAGCAGTTGGTGTTGCCACCGTTGTTGCTGATGGTGCAGCTAATGCTGCGCCTTTGCTTAAGACTTCTACAGCCTTAGTCTCAACGCCATATGTGCCCGTAACACCATCAAACTGAACTTCGTAACCTGCTTGGACATTAGGATTTTTAAATCCACACTTAATCCAAGTGCCATTTACTTTCATTGAGTAAGTTGGCTTAGTGCCAAACTTGGTGTTTACGTCTTTTGTAGAGGTGGACTCTACGATGCCTGTCATCATTGCCATATCACATTTCTTTCATGTCAAACCAATTTACGCCATAGGATGCCCCTGCATTGAGCTTCAGGGCCAATGGTGCTTTAAAAATCTTTTCAAAATACTTGTGTGTGTCTTTTAGTATGTCTGTGATCTCCAAAATAAAGTTGACTGCTGAGTCCTTGTCAACATCGAACATTAGAGAATCGTGAATGGTGTTAACCATCTTCACATCATCTCTGCCTACTAGCTTTCTAAAAATAATGCCCAACATCATTGGAACAATATCTCCAGTAGCTAATCCTTGAATGGGGTAATTCTTCAGTTCTGTTGGACTGAAATTGTATGTTTTTGGTGACCATGTGCTATCGCTGAAGTACTCCCTAAAGCAAAACTTTCTTCCTGTCTCTGTTTGAAACACAAATGTTTTTACTTTTTCACGGAACCCATCATCATCAAGTTGGTACAAGCTTTCAAGCTCTGCTCTTACAGCAAAGTCTTTGTGCCACTTAGCTACATCAGGGTAGCGTGTGTAGAACACATCAATAAACTTCTTAGCTTCTTCAAAGCTACATCCAGCTTGTTTGCTAATTGCTTTGGCTCCAGCACCGTAGATCAATTGGAATGTCCTTGACTTGAACGGCTTTCGTTCTTCTTTTGTTGGCATCCTGCCAAACATGTCTTTGTACAGAGCACTGTGAATGTCAATGCCTTTAGAAATGTCTGCGATCAATTGTTTGTCTCTAGTAACATGGGCAAGGGCAACTACTTCTAGTTGGTTAAAGTCAACCTCAACAATCAGACCATCATTAAACCTCGAATTAAAGATTTGTTTAATAGGGTTATTACTAATATTTTGCAAATTAGGATTAGTTGATGACAACCTACCTGTAACAGTAGATGTGTGATTTAGTTTACCGTGAATGAATTCTCCAATTGTGTGCTTACTAAGACCTTGCACATACGTGGAAAGCTGCTTAGATAGTTCACGATACTTTAGCAACGCATTGATGATTGCTATAGCTTTTGGATCAAATGTGTGTCTGAGCATGTCATTGAGCACAGAATCATCAACTGATATTTGACCAGTCTTTTCTGAAACTTTGTCTGGATCAGGCACATACTTGATGAACGGTGGGATTGCAACTTTCTTTTCTACCAGCTTGTACTTAGTATTGCCATTCTTGTAGACACCTACTTCTTCTTTGACTTTTACTTTCTTGGTTCCACCAAAAAAGAATTGGCTCCATTGTTTAGGGCTGTTGATGTCCTCAACAAGGCCATCATAAGTAACCAGGTCTTCCAACTTGATCTTTACTTCCACATACTCGTCAACAACTTCGACTGTGTATTTGTTTAACCTGTCGTGATCAATGTGCAGACCATTGAACATCATCTCTGTGGTTGCATGTAATGCTTCCATTTGGGACATGATTAGAGTTAGTTGGTTTTGTTTAACAGCCTGTTCGTACTGCAACACAGCAATTGTTCGTGTGTTAGCTATGTCTTGTTGTAGATATGGGAGTAGTTCTTCTGCGGGAATTTTCTCAGAACCCAATCCTGCTTGAAAGTATTTCTTGATAGTGTCGTCTTTGACTGGCAACCCATACTTTACAGACAACTCATCAAGACTGGAAAACTTAGTTTGTTGAGCACTCAAGACGTACTCAGCTAACTGTGTATCCCAAATGCGATGTCTTTGCAATTGATACTTCAGATCAGTACTTGTTTTATACAAATACATCAAATCAAAAGAAATATTGTGCCCACAAAAGATTGCTTCTGGTGAAGCTAGTCTTAAAGAATGTTCAAACATTTCTTGATCGTAACCAGCTACATGCCTAGCTCCGTGATGAATTCCAAATGCTACAACTTTGTTGTCAGGGTGCATAGGATGAGCTAGTCCTATGTCTTCATTTCCATTGAGTGTTGTCTCAACATCAATAGCTACAAACAGTGGTGTGGTCATGGTTTACTCAAATCTTGCTCTAATTGGATCAATGGTTACAAGATACTGACCGTGCCGTTGTGATTCCATGTGCTTTGATCCTCCACCTGGAAGTTTGTTCTTAGGAACATTGATTGTGCGAATCATTTCTTCTTCTGGCGTTTTTGGGTCTTTGTACTTGCCTAGTGTGATCACAGCATCAGCTTCACCTGGTTTGTCAGTTTTAGAGCCACGGAGAGCATCTAAACCAATAAACGGAGGGTCTTTCATATCCACTGCTGTTGCGCTTAACTGTGAAGCAGCAATAACTGGACCATAGGTTCTTGCAAGTTCCCGTGCCCATTTGTAAATCTTGCCAAGTTTGATGTCCTCACGCTCGTCAGACTTGTTAAAGCCATCAACTTTGTCTAGCTGGTCAAACACAATCAAACCTGGGTTGATCTCTCGAAACAATGTTTCTAAGTCACGAACATGGTTCATGTCTTTAGTAACACGTATCTTGTCTTTGTTTCCACCCATCAATGTTGTGTAGTTATCCATTGCTGACTTAGAACAAGCAATAATTACTTTAGATTCTTGACCAAGAGCAGCTTGAACAATCCTAAAGAACACAACAGAAGACTCTTCTTCGTTGTTGACCCACACAACAGGTCTGTCTACAGGCAATTGCTGTGCTAAGTAGCTTACTTCGCTTGCTAAAAACGTTGTTTTACCTACTTCAACTCGTGCAGCAACAATAACAAAGTTACCAGTACGTAAAGGACCCAAACTTCGATTAAGAGCTTCCAAACGCCACTCGTATCCTGAGCTTGTAATCCGATCAGCAATAGCACTAAGGTCAGCCGAAACAAACAATTCATCTTTTTCAATGTATCTCTCCACATCTTTTAGCGCATTGGTTGCTAGGATATGTACATGCTCAAGGTCACTAGAACCTTCTTTGACCTTTTCACATTCTTCCATAATCAGTGCTAAGTAATCTAACTCAATAAGAGTTTTGATCACTTCTTCGTGTGCATGGTGTGGCTCAAAGTCTTTTGCTTTTGTCAAAGTCATCCGCAGCTTGACAATAGAATCATCAGTCAGTCGTTTACTTTGATCTGCTATCAGATACGCAGTAAAAGAAGACCAATTGAAAGTTGTAACACCTGGGAATGTCTTGTAGTATTTGTCCATACCATCAAGAATGATGTTAGTTTCTTTGGTCACTACATGCGGCTTGATATACCGCCTGTACTTCATCAAGCTCTCTTTGCTTTTAGCGCAAAGATAGAGAACGTCATAGTCCATCTATGTCCTTTAGGTAAGTATGCGATCCAGTTCTTCTGGTCTGCATTGTTTAGGTTCTTTGTCTATGCCTAGCAAGACAAGCTTTGTTTTTGATGGAAGAAAGTGATTTAGTTTCTTGTATGCTTTTGTTGCTCCTTCTATACCTGCCTCATCGGGATCAAGCCAAATAACCACGTACTCAAATTCAAGTTCGTCTATTTGTCTCAATGTTTTGTCTAACACTATTGTTCTTAGTAACGCTACAGAGCTAAAGCCTGTGTCGTTGTGAACTCTGTAAGCACTGAGATAGTCTTCAGTTATGACTAGCGTCTTGCTGCTTTTGTGAAACCAACTTGCATCTCCTCTAGAGTTGCTGTCGATGTAGTGTGATATGTACTTTGGTGTAGCGTTAGGCGCTACATTCCTAACTTGCCAGCCTATTGGCTGTTGCTCTGGGTTGTGCAATGTAAGAGCTACTTTGTGTCGCTCTCCTGCTACGCCGCTAAATACTTTGTCAGATGTGTCGCAGTAATACTTGTGTAGCCACAACTTACCTTCAATCGTAAGAGAAGCAAGCACAGGCTTTTCATTGCCACTAGCTGCGCTAGATTCTTTTTTGTTGATCCATGTAAACAACCTGCCACTTCCATCTGAAACAAACCCAGACTCATTGCAATGGTGGCAATAGGCTACTAATCCTGTTTCTGTACGTTTGATGTACAGCCTACGCTTGATGTCTTCACCTGCTTCGCAACCAATGTGAGTAACATGGATTTGATCTCCTGTTACAGACGGAGCATTAACTAAGATTAGTTTGCGATCAATCATATTGTTTTTTAAAGCTCAAAATATATAGCCCTCCTAGAAAGGCTATATGGTTTTGTAGTTTTGATTTATGCGTCTTTGCCGTAGACCTTGCTAA